AAACATCAATTAGAAGTTCATAAGAACTTAAAAAGATGGAATGTGCTAGTCGCACATAGAAGATTTGGGAAGACATGCCTCGTTCTTAATGAGATATTAAAAAAATGTATGATGAATACATTACCAAGTCCTAAATATGGATATATTGCCCCTACGTATCGAATGGCAAAACAAGCAGCATGGCAATACTGCATAGACTACACAGAAAAAATTCCAGGAGTTCAATATCACACTACCGAACTTCGTGTTACCTTACCAGGTAACAGAACAATACAAATGTTTGGAGCTGACTCTTACGACAATCTTCGTGGACAACGATTTGATGGAATAGTCGTAGATGAAATAGCTATGATGCCCCCTGATATATGGACAGTATTACGTCCTGCATTATCCGATAGAAAAGGGTGGCTTATAGCAATAGGAACTCCCGCAGGTCATAATGCTTTTTTTGATCTATATGATAATGCACTTAATAATCCTGATGAATGGTACACAGCAGTATTTAAAGCAAGTGAAACAAAAATTATAGACGAAGACGAATTAAATGCAGCTCGTAAAATGATGAGTGAAGAACAATATGAACAAGAATTCGAAGTATCTTTTGATGCAGGTGTTCTGGGTGGTATTTACACAAGGTCTTTAACAAAGGCACAAGATGAAGGTCGTATTACAAAAATAGAATACGATGAAAATTATAAAGTAGATACTGTATGGGATTTGGGTGTTGGAGATTCCACGGCAATATGGTTCTTTCAACGTGTGGGTAATAGAATACACCTGATTGATTATTATGAAAATACATCAATGGGTTTAGATCATTACGTTAAAGTATTAGCAAATAAAGGTTATCAATATTCAAATCATTACGGACCACATGATTTACGGCAACGTGAATTATCAAGTGGTAAGTCTAGGTACGAAATAGCAAACAATTTAGGATTGTATTTTACAATCGTTCCTAAATTATCCATCGAAGATGGTATTAATGCTACTCGTATGATTTTTTCTCGTATGTGGTTTGATAGAGATAAATGTAAAACAGGTATTGAAGCATTGCGTCAGTACCAATGGGAGAGAAACGATAAGACAGGACAACTGTTAAATAAACCAAAACATTCATGGGCTTCTCATGGTTGTGATGCGTTAAGATACATGGCAGTTGGAATGAATGAAACAAGCGATTTTAAAAGTAAAATTAATTATGGAAACATGGGAATAGTATAATGACAAAATCAAAAGTGCCAGGATATGATAATACTAAAAAAGCAATAATAGATTATCTTAATCAACCAAGTGTTACTAATAAATTAAAAAAAGAAGTAATGCAAAAAGTAAAAGACAAAAGACTAGCAACAGATAAAAAATTTTTTAAAACAAATAAAGGTAAAAGAGTTTTAAAAACAATATTAAGTAATTATAAAAATTTTTAGGAAACAACAATGGTAATGCCAACAAAATATAGTAAACAAATGGTTAAGGACATATGCGATAGATTAGCAAATGGCGAGTCTATACGTTCTATATGCCGTGATAAATCTATGCCAGATTGGGAAACTATTCGTACTTGGCTTCGAAAAAAAGAAGGATTTCAAGAAGAGTACAGTAGAAGTAAACAAGAAGGTATAGAATATATGCTAGGCGACAATAGAGCTAAAGCATTAGAAACGTATGAACGTGCAAAAGAGGGTAAAGGCAAAGTTGGGTTAGAAGAAGCACATGTTTTAAAACTTCTTATGCATGATACACATTGGACAGCATCAAAATTAGTGCCAAAAGTTTACGGAGATAAAACACAACAGCAAATTACAGGTGCAGATGATGGACCTTTGCAAATTAAGTGGGAAGAATAGATGGCAAAAATGCGTAATTCAGAATTGTTAGCTCTATTAGGGCAACAATTAGAAAATTCTATTGGTTTTTTAGAAGGTAATATAGCTTCTGAAAGAAGAACTGCCTTTAAATATTATTTAGGAAAGCCATATGGTAACGAAATTGAAGGTCGTTCCCAAGTTGTAACACAAGATGTTTTAGAAGTTGTAGAAAATATACTTCCTTCACTACTTCGTATCTTCACAGCAGGAGAACAAATTGTAAAATTTGATCCGCAAGGTCCTGAAGATCAAGAAATGGCAGAACAATGCACGGATTATGTCAATTATATTTTTATGAAAGACAATCCTGGCTTTATGATTTTATATACAATGTTCAAAGATGCATTGTTACAAAAAAATGGCTTTGTAAAACATTACTACAAAGAAATTGAAAAAAATACGACAGAAGAATACGCAGATTTAACAGATGTGGAATATAATTCACTTCTTATTGATGATAGTGTTACGATTGATGAACATGAAGTAAAAGTAACAGATGTTGAAACTTTACATGATGTTAAAATTACACGAACAAAAAAAGAAGGACGTGTTTGTGTAGAAAACGTAGCACCTGAAGAAATGTTTTGTTCTAAAAATGCAAAAAGTTTAACTGATGCACAATTTTTAGCACAAAGGGTTATTAAAACTAGAGCAGAAGTTATTGAAATGGGTTTTGATAGAAACCTAGTTAATAATCTTCCTAGTTATAGTGATGGTTTATACAACCAAGAACACACAGAAAGAGAAATGTATCAGACAGAATCTCCTGATACAGAATATCAAAGCATAGATAAATCTACTGATTATGTAAGATTAGTAGAATGTTACACATACATTGATTACGAAAAAAAAGGTAAACCTACTTTACGTAAAATTACAATGGGTGGTAATGAGTCAATGATTTTAGATAACGAAGAAATTGATTACATTCCATATTCAATGGTAACTCCAATTCCTATGCCACATTTATTCTACGGAATGAGTGTTGCAGATTTAGTTATGGATTTACAATTAATGAAGTCAACTGTTCTTCGTCAAACAATGGACAACATGTATTTGCAAAACAACGCAAGACATTTAGTTATTGATGGTCAAGTACAGTTAGATGATTTAATTACATCACGTCCTGGTGGTATTGTAAGAACAAAAGGACCAGGAGCAGTAACACCATTAACAACTCCTTCTTTTTTAAATGAAGGTCTAGCTATGTTGGAAAAAATTGACCAACTTAAAGAAGCTAGAACAGGTATTTCTCGTTCACAAATGGGAGCTGACCCAAATACGATACAAAAATCACATACAACAGCTACAAGTGTTAATGCTTTAGTAAATGCAGCAACACAAAGAATAGAATTGATTGCAAGAATATTTGCTGAAACAGGTGTTAAAGATTTATTTAAATGCATAATGCAACTTGCAACTAAATATCAAGATCAACCAAGAATTATTCGTTTAAGAAATAAATTTGTTGAAATGAATCCTGCTGATTGGGCTGATAAAGAAATGGACGTGTCAATACAAGTAGGATTAGGAACTGGTAATACAGATCAACGTGTTAATCTTCTTACACAAATTTTACAAATACAACAAATGTTAGTAAAAGAAGGTGGTTATGGAAGATTAGTTAATGAAGAAAAAATTTATAATACATTAGAAAAATTAGTTGTTAATGCAGGGTTTAAATCAGCAGAACCTTTTTTCCTTGATCCAGCAACAACACCTCCGCCACCACCACCTGAACCAAGTCCAATAATACAAGCTGCAATGGCAGAATTAGAGGTAGAAAAACAAAAAACTATGGCTACACTAGAACAAAAACGTGAAGAAATGGTTTATGATTTACAAAAGAAAATTTTAGAACTTGAAACTAAACTTAAAATTGAAGCAGAAAAAATTAATTCAGAAAAATTACGTAAAGCAGCAGAAATAGAAGCTGATATAATTAAAACTAATGGAAGAATGAATGGCTAATCAAATTGCAAATATATTAGGAATACAACCATCAGGAATGGGTTTATATGATTATACGTATTCTCTTCCTAATTATAATAAGTTATTAGCTGGTGGTTTAACCGAAGCACAAATTGCAAATTTAGACCCACGTTTTTCTACATTTAATCAATTTCCTTACAAAGCTAAACCAAACCCACAACAAAATTTTGCACAATATGAAGTTGTGCCACAAGTAGGAAATCAAACACCTAATCAACCAGATAATACTGCACCAGATACAGAAGTTGATATTAATTATAGTGAAGTATCAGGTAATACTGGAAATGATGTAATATCAACACGTTATGGTAACTTTAATCAAGATGATAGATATAATACAGAAACTTTAAGCTCTGTTGATCTTTCAACTGTTCCTTACAATCAAATGACAGAACAAGAGTTAGTCGATTTTGGTATGAGTAAAGGTTATTTAGATGAAAACATGAGATTAGTTGGGCCACAAGTTGCAGGACAAGGTATGAATTTTGCTAGTCCTGGAATGATGTTGGCTGCTAATGCTTTAAATGCACCAATTCAAGCTCTGAATGATAGACAATATAATAATTTTATTTCGGCTTTATCAGGCAAAGGTATGTATTCAGAAGGTGGACCAGGAGAAATAAGTATGGCAAGTTTTTCTCCTCGTTTTAGATTAATGAAACAAAAATCAGATTTTTACAATAATAAAAGAATTAATGCTTTTAAAAATGCAGGTGCATCTGACATGGATATACAAAATTTTATTGGAACAAAAAAAGTAAAAATACCTGGTACAGCAAAATTTGTAAATTCTTTAGTTAATCAATATGCTCCTTCAGGAGATAAATTTAATGAAACAATTTATCATACTTCAGGTGGTGGTCATTACAGAAATGATGGAAAATTTGTAACAGGTTATGGCCAAGTTGTTTCCCGTGGTTCGTTGCAAGATGCAGTAGATACAATTACAGCAGCAGCCGTTTCAGGAAATGTTTCAACTGTTCCTAAAAGATTTTTGACAGACAAATATAAAGATACAATTAAAAAATTAATTAAACGTGGAGATTTTACACAAAGTGAAGGAAACAATATAATTAAAGCTATTGATACAATTAATTCTGGTGGTAAACCTAAAACAAAAACTAAGAAAAAGAAATCAGGAAATCAACCTTATACTAATCAAGGAACAGATGGTGGGGGCGCTTATGATACATCTAGCAGTAGCTCGAGTAGTTCTAGTAGCTCTAGTAGTTATAGTTATAGTAATCCATATAACAACCCATCTACCGAAAATGTAGGCACAAGTGGAATGACTTACGGAAACGTTTCAAGCAGATAAATATGTCAAAAGAAATTCATCTAGGAAATCAAGCAAAGAGAATACTAGAAGACGAAATTTTTACTGATGCAGTAAAAAAAATTGAAGATAGACTAGATCAAGAATGGTTAAATAGTCCTCTTCGAGATAACGAAGCAAGAGAAAAAATATTTCTTATGCGAAAAATGTTACAATCACTTATCAACGAAATTACTTCTGTTATGGAAACAGGAAAAATGGCGAATAAGAAAATTGCAGACATTAAATAATTTTATATAAAATTAAGGAGATTTTTATGGCAGATCAACCTGAAAAGGAATCTGTTGCGCTTAATCAGCAAACAGCAGAAAATGAAATCATCAACCTTTTGGGAGCTTCGCAAGAAACTTCAGCCACGGGGAATGAGGACAAAACACAAGAGACAGAAGTAGAGCAATCTACTAAAGTTGATAGTGAACCGCAGGAATTAACACCTGACGATTTGGAATTAGTATCGGAAGACACCACAACGGAAACTGACGAGCAACTTTTTGAAGTAAAAGTCAATGGCGAAACTTTAAAAGTTACTTTGGAAGAATTACAAAGTGGTTATGCTAAAGATTCTGATTACCGACAAAAAACATCTAAATTAAGTGAAGAACGTAAAGCTCTTGAAGCAGAACGTCAAAAAATTTTAGATGAAATGAATGTGGCTAATCAAACAAAATCCGAATACGTTAAGAGACTTGAAGAAGTTGTAAGTAACTTTAAAGAACCTAGTGTATCAGAAGCCGATTTGGATAAACTCTATGAAGAAGATCCAACGGAATATGTAAAGGTACAAGCTAGATTAACTAAAGAACGTGAACGTCAAAACAGATTACAAGCCGATTTAGAACAGCAAAAAACGGAACAACAAAAAGAGTATCAAACTAAAATGCAAACTCTTCTAGCGCAAGAAAGAGAAAAATTAGTTGAGAAACTTCCACATTTAGCTGATTCTACTAAAGCTACAAAGTTTAGAACTGATATTGAAAAATATTTAACTGAACAAGGATTTACTGATACGGAATTAAAAAATTTAACTGATCACAGGACAGTTTTGGTAGCATACAATGCAATGCAATTAGATAATTTAAAAAAAGCAAAACTAGCAGGAAAGAAAGTTAAAAAAATTCCAAAAGTAACAACATCTGGTTCACAAACAGCAACTCCTGAAGAGTCTTCTGCGTTTCAAAAAGCAATGGCTTCTCAAAGAGATAATCCCAATAAGGGGAATAATAGGAAAACAAAAGATGCTTTCCTTGCTTGGACAGAAGCACAACAACTTTAGGAGATAAGTATGGCACAGCCAACTAATACTTTTGATACCTATGATATGAGTGGCATAAGAGAGCAGTTAGCAGATATTATTTATAATATTTCTCCAACTGACACTCCAATGTTCTCTAGCATGGGTAAAGGTAAGGCATCGAACACACAGTTCAAATGGCTTACAGACTCTTTAGCTGCGGCAAGTGCATCTAACCATCAAGTAGAAGGAGACGACTACACTGGTACTGCACAAAGCGCTACTGAAGAATTACATAACTACACACAAATCTATGCAAAAAACTTTGTCATCACTGGTACTGATGATGCTGTTGATGCAGCAGGTAGATCAACGCAACTTGCTTATAGTCTTGCAAAAAATTCGAAAGAATTAAAAAGAGACGTAGAAGCAGGTATCTGCCAAGCTAACGTAATCCCAACTGTAGGTGCATCAAATGCAGCTAGAAAAACAGCAGGATTATTAACATGGATAAGAGGAAACTCTAGTGTTGGTGCAGGGGGTGCAGATGCAGCTCACACTAACGGAGTACCTTCAGGCACAAGAACTGATGGAACACAAAGAGCTTTTTCTGAGTCAATGTTAAAAGAAGTAATCAGAGAATGTTACAATGCAGGTGGAAACCCAGACACTATTATGGTGGGTCCATTTAACAAACAAGCAATTTCTGGTTTTACTGGTGGCTCAACTGCAATCAGAGAAGTACCTGCTAAAACAATCGTTGCAGCAGTAGATGTATATCAATCAGACTTTGGAACTTTAACTGTTAAACCAAACAGATTCCAAAGAGATAGAGATTGTTTTGTATTAGATTCTGAATATTGGGGTTTCAATGTTCTACGTCCATTCCAAAACACTCAACTAGCAAAAACTGGTGATAACACTCACATGTTATTATTAATGGAAGGTGGAGTGGTTGCAAGAAACCAAGAATCTTCAGGCATAGTTGCAGATTTAACTACTTCTTAATTTTAGGTTAAGTTAAGAAAATCTAGGGGGCCTTTATAGGCCCCTTATTTATTGAAGAGTATTTACTCGGAACAATAAGAGGAAAAAAAAATGAGAACTTTAAACGATTATTTTATTATGGGTGGAAACATGACTGCTATTCAAACAGCAGATAATGCAAGTCCCGTATGTGTTATTCCTGATAAGGGAAAATTAAAAGAAATTTTTATGAACGTGCATACTGTAATTGATGCAGCAACTACTTTTGACATTATGAAAAATGGAGCTGATACAGGTGTTGATGCAACTTTAGCAAATGCAACAGCAGACGAAACTGGTGTAGCTTTAGATATTGGCGGAGAAGTATTAGTAGAAGCAGGAGATGCAATTCACATTAAAAGTAATGGCGAACAAACAGCAGCTACTACGGCTGATATAAGTTACGTTATTCGTAGATAAGGATATATTATGGCACGAACATATCAATACAGACCAATTAAATATACAGTTCAAGATCATTCAGGTGCAGGACAAATGGCAACAGCTATTTCTGCTGATGTATATTTAGTTCATGTATCAACAACAGTTGACGCATATATTAAATTAGAAGGAACTGCTGCTAACAAAGATGGATTGTTATTGAGTGCCAATGATTCAATAACTATGAAAACAAGTCCATCTGATAGTGTATCTGCATACGCAACAGCAGCAGGACAAATTTCAGTAACAGAATTATCATCATAATGTCTAAAAAATTACCTATTTCTAAAGATATTGTTGATACTAATTTTATTAGTGATGATAGCGAAGGTAAAATTCATATTGAAAGAACACAAGATGTAACACCTGTTATTGAAGAAAATAAAATTAAACAAAGTTTAGGGGAAGGTGTCAGCAAGACTAAAGAACTTAATCATGTGGCATCTATTCCCCTAGTAATAGTAGAACAATTAGCAAAACAAGGAATTATGTCTCCAACAGGAGATATTGTTGATCATGTACGTTTTAAAAGATGGTTAAATAATTCCGACAATAGAGCATTTAGAGTATGGCAAGGAACAGTTTAAATGGCATTAGACACTTATTCAAATTTAAAAACGGAGATTGCAAGTTATCTTAACAGAGACGATTTAACTTCTAATATAGATACGTTTATTGATTTAGCAGAATCACGTCATGCAAAAGATTTACGTTTGCGTGAAATGGCAGTTAATACAACAGACAATACAGTAGCAGGAACAAAATATATTTCTTTGCCTTCTGGTTTTTTAGAATTTATTTCCATACAAAATACTTCTGCAAGTCCACAAACAGAATTGCAGTATATGGCTCCAAATGAATTGAATAGAGTGTATGTTGATTCTGGTAATAGTTTACCAGTTTATTATACAATAATTGGCGATAAAGCATACTTTGGTCCTACACCAGATAATGCTTACACAATTAATATGTATTATTACAAACGTGTAACAGGTTTATCAGACTCAAATACTACTAATGATATTTTAACTAATTATCCTGAATTATATTTGTATGGTTCTTTACTTGAAGCAACACCATTTATACAAAATGATGAAAGACTTCCTGTATGGGCCAACATGTATAATGAAGCTATACAAAAAGCAAATTTAAGTGATGAAAAAGGAAAACATTCTTCATCGCCTATGCAAATGACTTCAACACAATTTGCACCTAAAAGAAGAGTTTACAGATGATACCATTTGGCGAGTTACAAACTGATTTGCCTACTTTTCAAAACACAGGAGCTTTAAAAGCTGACAATGTGTTACCTTTAAAAGTAGGGTATAAATCTTTACCTGGATTTCAAGAATTAAGTACAAATGCATTAACAAATAATGCAGTTGGTTTATTTACTTCTTTTTCTGGTGGTGGAACAACTAACTATGCAGGAGACTCTGGTAAGTTATACCAAATGGATAATAATGGAGAGTTTCAAGATAAATCTAAATCAGGTGGATATAATAATTCTACCACAGAAAACGCAAGAGATTTTTGGTCATTTACACAATTTGGTGCAAATATAATTGCAGCCAATTATGCAGATAATATTCAAAAATTTGAAGAGGGAGTTGATAGTCTTTTTAGTGATAGAGCTACCTTTAAAGCAAAATATTTAGCTGTCATAAGAGATTTTGTTGTAGCAGGTTATACAAATGAAAGTGGAACTGCATACAATCAAAGAGTTAAATGGTCAGGATTAAATAATAGTAGTCAATGGACTCCTAGTCAAACAACACAATCAGGTTATCAAGACGTTGTTGGTACACATGGAAATGTTCAAGCAATCGTTGGTGGAGAAAGTTTTGGAATTATTTTTTTTGAACGTGCTATTTATCGTATGTCATATGTGGGAACTCCACTTATTTTTACTTTCGATAAAATTGCAGACAACATAGGAGCTTTTTCTCCTAGAAGTGTTGTTTCTTTTGGTAATATGATTTTCTTCTTGGCCCAAGATGGATTTTATAAATTAACAGGTGGTCAACAATTAACACCAATAGGAAATGGTAAAGTTGACAATTTCTTTTTTGATGATCTTTCATCAAACCTAGATGGTATTTGTGCAGCCGTAGACCCTAACAACAGTATTGTTGCTTGGTCTTATCGTGGAGGTGCAACAGGTTCTTCTAGTGGAGAAATAAATAACAAACTATTAATTTATAATTATTCCGTTGATAGATGGAGTACAGGTTCAGATTTATCACTTCAATATTTAGCAAGTGCATCACAAGAAGCATTTTCTTCATTAGAAGATTTAGATAAACTTGGAACATTAGATACATTACCTAAATCCTTAGATTCATACTATTATGGAGAAGGTATAGTTGGTCTTGCAGGATTTAGTGGCGATAAAAAATTTGGAAAATTTATTGCAACAAGTTTAACAGCTACAGTAGATACAACAGAATTTGAAGGAGCTAAAGGAAGACGTTCTACTTTAATAAACGTTATACCTATTGTTGATGGAGTTGGTGGAACTTCAGTAACAGTAACACCTTTAAAAAGAGCTTCACAATTAGATACAGTTTCCGAAGGAACAGCAGTTGCAACACAAAGTAATGGTTCATGTCCTATGCGAAGTACAACACGTTATCATCGTGTTCGTGTAAATGTAACTGGAAATTTTACAACAATGTCAGGAGTGGAAATAGAAGCTAGACCAGAAGGAAAAAGATAATGTCAAATCAATATCTTAAAGTTCCTTTGTCTATGCCAGATCACGGACAACATTTACGTTTAGTTTCTGGTGCATTAAACAATACTATAGATGGTAAAGTTAATAGCACAGGAAGTATTACCTTAACTGCAAGTGCAACATCATCAACTCTTACTGATGCTCGTATAGGAGCTAACAGTATAATTTTATTTATGCCAACTACTGCTAATGCTTTGACAGCAAATGCAAATTTGTATGTGTCAGCAAGAGCAGATGGTTCAGCAACATTAACACATGCCAGTTCAGGAAACACAGATCAAACATTCGGTTACGCAGTATTCGGATAGTCAAATAAGTTACGTTCCTCCCCAAGATGTGGGTTTAATTTGGAAACAAGTTGAACCCCTTCTTGATAAACCATTAGAAATTGATGGTTATGCTTACAAATCTAAAGATATTTTTGACAGCATAATTAATCAAAAAATGCAGTTATGGATTTCGTGGAATGTGAAAAATAAAAATGTGGAAGCTGCTATTATTACTGAAATAATACAGTACCCACAATTTCGTTCTTGCCGATATTTTTTGGCAGGAGGAAACAATATGAAATCATGGTTTAATCTTATGAAAGAACAGATTGAATTATGGTCAATTAAAAACAAATGCCAACGTATTGAGTTGGTAGGACGCAAAGGTTGGGTCAAATGGTTAAAAGATTACAAACAAAAACATATAATTTTAATGAAGGAACTAAAAAATGAGTAAAGGAGCAGGAGAAGCTAGATCAGTTCAAAATGTAGAACCTTGGGAAACACAAGCTCCCTATCTACAAAGTGGATTTGAAAGAGCAGAAGCATTATATAACGCACCAGGACCAAATTATTATCCTGGTCAAACTTACGTTGATTTTTCTCCACAAACTACAACAGCTTTAAATTTAGCAGAACAAAGAGCAACAGCAGGTTCGCCTTTAGTAAGACAAGCGCAAAGTGAATTATTAAAACAGGCACAAGGCCAATATCTTTCTCCAACAACTAATCCTTACATACAAAATTTATTTAACCAAATGGCAGGAGACGTAACATCAGGTGTTCAATCACAATTTAGTCGTGCAGGACGTTTAGGTAGTGCAGCTAATCAAGCAGTATTAGCAGACTCTTTAGGCGATTTAGCAACAAGAGTGTATGCGCCTAATTATCAGATGGAACGTCAAAATATGCAAAACGCATTAATGACAGCTCCACAAATGGCACAAACAGATTATGATGATATTACACGATTAAGACAAATCGGAGCTGAACGTGAAGGTTTACAAGAAGCAGCTTTAGCAGATGCAATGAATAGGTATCAATATCAACAAGCTCTTCCATATGAAAAGTTAAGAAATTATCAAGCCGCTACTGGTGGTTCATACGGACAAACAACAACAAACATGCAACCACTACAACGTAACTTGGCAGCAGGAATGTTATCAGGTGGTTTAGCAGGAGCAGAAATAGGAAGTATGTTAGGAATGACTAATCCTGCATTTGCTCTTGGTGGTGGATTATTAGGAATGTTAATGTAATGGGTATTTTAGATGCATTAATGAGTGCAGACCCAATGGTATCTGCACAAAGAAGAGGAATTTTAGAACAATTAGCTAGTATGTCAGGCGCTCAACCTATTGCTCCAACTATGGGTCAATTAGCAGGTGCCGTTTCTATGGGGGCAAGACAAGGTAAAAGAGATTATTTAACTGATGAAGTAGCAAAATTTCAATTTGAACAAATGAAAGCTCCTGATCGTCAAGTTGTTGGAGATTCAACAACAGGTTATGATTTAATTACAATTCCAAAAGGACAATTAAATGATGAAGGCGAATATGAAAGTGGAGATATAACTGTTGAAAATATTTCTAAAGGAAAAGGTGTTACACCAAAAGCAAGTGATATTTTTAATGTTGTAGATGTAGATTCTAACGAACAATTTTCTATAACAGCACAAGAATATTATGCATTAGACCCAGAAATTAGAAAAAATTTAATTAAATTTACTGGATCAAAAGAAAATGAAAATTTAGGTGGACAAGCAGGTTTACGTAATTTTGAAGATCAAATGATGCAATTTGGTAAAACAGAAATTGTATTAAATAAATTACAAGAACAATTAGCTGACCCTAACACATTAACAGCAACTTTAGCGCCAGGCATAGCAAATTTAATAAACAATGCTAGAGCAGAAATTACGCAAACAGTTGAAATATTTGCAGATGATGAAAGAAAACAAAAAATTTCAGAATCAGAATTAATGACTAGAAATATAGATTTGTTGCGAGATGTAGTTGCTGAAACACAAATTGCTGAATCATTATTAATTACTGCTGCATACGCAAAAGCATTAACAATGAACCCAGATGGACGTATTTCAGATAAAGACTTTAAATATGCTTTAGAGTCTCTTCGTGGAGCAAGTAAAGATAAAACAGTTATTAGTCGTATTATTAATGAAAGTATTGATACTAATAGAAGATTTGCAAATTTAGTTTTTGATAGAGGAAAAGCAATGAAATATGTAGATCAAAATGCCGATATTGGTTTGTATTTTGGCGATGGTTCAACCCCAGATATTATAAGATTAGATTAATGGCTGAAAGACAAATATATGAATATAAAGGTCAAAAATATGATCTTTCTTCTGGTTTAACAAACGAACAAGCTCTTAATAAAATTAAAACACATTTAGGAGAAATTGATACACCAAAAGTTGAAGAAACTAAAGTAACTGAACCTAAAATGGGTTTTTTTGGACCACAAACTGTTATTGACCCAGAAAAAAATAGAGAATGGGAAAGAGAAAATTTATATATTAAAAGTCCTTCTGAATACATTCCTGGTTTAAAATTTGTTGAAGATGCTGGTGGTAAAATGTTGAGAGACATTGTTAGTGCCTTTGGTACTTTGCCAACTGATATTTATGCATTTACAGGACTTCCAGGTTCAGAAAAAGCAGAAGAAATTAGTGCAAAAATAGATGCAACAATACCTGATGTTAAAGTTAGTGGTGGAGAAGAATTAGCAGCAGATGTTGGTCGATATGTTGTTGGTGGTGTAACAGGTGCAAAAAAAGCATTAGATTTAACAAAAAAATTAATAAAAAATAAAAAAGCAAAATATGGAGTTGCGGTTGGTGGAGCTGTAGCAGGAGATGTTGTAGTAACTACACCAGATGATGCAACAACTATTGGTACAGAATTTATTGGTGGTGGACCAACTGCTATTCAAAAAGGAGATTCAAATTTAACTAAAAGATTTAAAGTAGGTGGAGAAACAATCGTTGCTGCTCCTATAAGTGATTTAGTTATCAGAGGTGTTTTAATGCCTGTGTTAAGAAAAGGTAAAAATGTATTTGATCAAGTAGCAAAACCATTAACAAAAGAAGGTCAAAACAAAATGGTTGGAGAATTGTTTGCAGAAGCATATCAAAATCCTAAAACTAAAACTTATGATTTTACAAAAAGAGATGAAATAATTAAAAATTTACAAGAAGGTATAGAAGAAGCAAAAAAATTAAATATACAACCTACTACTGGAACAATATCAAAAAATATACAATTATTAGGTTTTGAAAAAGGTTTAGGTAATAATGTTAGAGCAGTTCAGCAAAGAACTGCAAACAATGTAAAAATTACTAAAGAATTAGATCAATTAAATAAAAAAAGAGAATTTGGCGAAGGTTTTGAAAGATTTTTTAAAAATGAATCTGATGCAATTAGATATCAACAATTAAAATTACAACAACAATTAGATGAAGCAAAAAAAGAAGTAGATAATATTGTTGATGAATTTGCTTTTACTTATCCTACCAAAACAGGAGATAATGCAAGTATCAAATTAAATGAAATTATTAAAAAGAAACTAGATGACATTACTGCAAAAAAAAATCAATTATTTGATGATATTGATCCTACATACAGTGTTGTAATAACAAAAGAACCTTTAAAGGAGGTAATAAAAGCAGCATTAAAATCTAAATCAAGAGGAGATTTAGAGTCTATTGATATATTAAAAAGTTTACCTGTTATAAAAAATTTAAGAAAAGTTTATGAAAAAACTCCAAAACTAGATGCAAAAGGTAAACCTATAAAAGATGCTGATGGTAATGTTGAAATGGTTGAACCAAAAGATTTAACATATGGCGAATTACAAGATTTTAGAGCAAGTTTAAGTGATGCAATAGGTAAAGCATTAAAAGAAGATCAAGGCAGAGTAGTTGAAAAATTAGATTCTATAAAAAAAGTTTTACAACAATATACTGATATGATTGCAGAAAGAGGTGGTGTTGCAGGTAGTAAAGCAAAAGCTGCTTTAAATTTTTACAAAAACACTTACGTACCTCAATTTAGAAAAAGTATAGGTAATGATTTTAGAAGAGCTATACGTAGTAGTAAATCATGGCCTGAAAGTGTAACTGCTTCAAAATTTATACTTGGCAGACCTGGTGGTTCTTTAGAAGCTATTGAAAATTTATCTCGTATTGTTAAAAATTCTGGTTCAGTTGCCCAAGCCAATAAAGCTGTAAATGATTACGTTGCTTCAGCACTAGCAAGACAAGTATTAAATGCAAAAGGTAATGTTATTCCTGCACGTTTAATAAAATTTAAAGATAATTATTCTCAAATATTTAAAACTTTTCCAGGAACAAAAGAATTAGTAGATGAATTTGAAACAGCAGTCAAAAAAGGTAACATGAATGTTAATCAATTAGGTCAAAAAGTTATTGATGCAAAAGACAAATTAAAATTAAATTCATTACAACAAGAATTAAGTGCAGCAGAAGTTTATCTTAATCAAAGTCCTTTAACGGCTGTTAATAATGTTTTTATGTCAAAAAATGCTCCTCAAAAAATGAGAGAGTTATTAAATTTAGTAACTAAAGATAAAACAGGAGAAGCATTAGATGGATTAAAAGCTGCTGTTAGAGAATGGAATTGGCAAAAAAATACAACAAGTAAATTTTTACCTGGTACAGAAGTTTTTGAATCATCAAGAGCTGGTGTAACAGAAATGTTAAAAAATACATCTAAAAGAAAAGCATTACAATTAATATTCAGTCCTAATGAAATGCAAAGATTAGACGATATACAAAAACAATTAAATATATTTGATCGTATTAATATGCAAATTACTACTGGTTCTCCTAGCACACCTTTAGCGGAAGCAAGTAATAGATTGCGTATAGTATTAGCCAGTTGGTATGGTATTGTTAAAGGTAGAGGTATTTTTGCCATATCACAATTTATTGGTAAAAATGTTTTAGGTATTGATCCTAAAAAAGCAGCAGAAAAATTAGTTGTAGATGTAATGTTAGACCCTTCTTTAGCAATTACAATGTTAAAAAAATATTCTCCAACTAATCAAAAAGAAATTAACCAAAAAATTAGCGCTTACGTAGCAAACAACTTTATAGCTGAACTACCTGGTGCAATTTATGACGAAATAACCGAGGAATAAAATGAGTAAAGTAAATACATGGAGTACAACAGCAGCCAGTAACAATTCGGCTAGTCCGAATGGTTGGCCAGAAGGTATGCCACCTAGTGGGGTAAATAACTCTGCTAGAGAAATGATGGCACAAGTTCGTAATGTATGGAACGATAAAGAATGGTTCTTACTAGGCGATGGCGATGGAACAACAACATTTACGAGAGCTTCAGGTACGTCAGTTACAATCGCATCAGATATTACTTCAAGCTATCATCAATACCGAAGAGTTAAAATTATAGGTTCTAACACAGGAACAATTTATGGTAAAATTGCTACAAGCGCTTATTCTGCTCCTAATACTACTCTTACTTTTACCCTTGATAGTGGAAGTTTACACTCTTCAGACTCAACAGTTGATGTTTATGTAGGTTCTCCTTATGCTAATCCTAGTGTAAGTGTGATTGATGAAGATGCTATGGGTACTAACTCTGCCACTCTTCCTCCTTCGCAACAATCAGTAAAAGCATATTCTGATAGTGGAACACAAACTTTAACAAATAAATCTGTTGCTTTAGGAAGTAATACAGTAACAGGAACTACAGCTCAATTTAATACTGCTTTAACTGATAATGATTTTGCAACATTAGCAGGTTCAGAAACTCTAACAAATAAAACTTTAACTTCTCCTGTTTTAAACACAGGGGTTAGTGGTACAGCTTTTCAAGATGATGATAATTTTTCTTCTGCAAGTGCTTCAAAAGTTGCTTCTTCAGAAAGTATAAAGGCATATGTTGATTCACAAGTTACAGCGCAAGATTTAGACATAACAACTGACTCTGGTAATATTGACATTGATCTTGATAGTGAAAGTTTAACATTAACTGGTGGCACAGGTATTGATACTTCTGCTACTGGCACTACTGTTACTCATGCTATTGACTCTACTGTTGTTACTAAAACAGGAACGCAAACATTAACAAACAAAACAATAGATGCTTCAAATAATACCCTTTCTAATATTGGTAATAGTGCTTTATCTAATAGTTCAGTAAATTTTGGTGGAGTATCAGTTTCTCTTGGAGCTTCTGACACAACTCCTGCTTTTGATTTATCTGATGCAACTTCTTATCCAACATCTTCTTTAACAGGAACTATTTCTAATGCACAAGTTGCTAGTGGAGTAGATGCTGCTAAAATTGCTGATGGTTCAGTATCAAACACAGAATTCCAATATATTAATTCTTTATCTTCAAATGCACAAACACAATTAACTGGAAAATTAACTGCTAGTAATAACTTATCTGATGTTGCCGCAGCTTCAACTGCAAGAACAAATTTAGGTCTTGGAACGATTGCAACCCAAGCATCTAACAATGTGGCAGTAACAGGTGGTTCAATTACAGGAATTGCAAATCCTTCAAATAATTTAGATGTTTCAAATAAACAGTATGTTGATAATGCAATAGCAGGTCTAAGAAATAGAACTGTTGCAGAATGTGCTTCTACTGCCAATGTAAATATTTCAAATGGTTTAGAAGCAGGGGACAGTATTGATGGTGTAACTTTGGTTGCAGGAGATAGAGTATTATTAAAAGATCAATCAACTGCAACTGAAAATGGATTATACCTGGCAGTATCAAGTGGTGCAGCTAGTCGTGATCCAGAGCATGACACAATAAGTGAACTTAGTGGAGGTATGATTGTTGTTAATCAAGGGTCTACTAATAATGATAAAATATTTTTATGTACTACTGATAGTTCAGGTTCAATAGGGTCAACAAATATTGTTTACACCCAGGTAACTCCCTCAAACACAGGGACCGTAACTTCAGTTACAGTTGGTCAATCTGGTTCTGAATTTACTATTGGTGGAACAAATCCAATTACTTCAAGTGGCACTGTTACGATTGATGTAAACAGAATAGCAGCAACAAAAATAGGAGCTGATACGTCAGTTTCAAATACAGAATTTGGTTACTTGGCAAACGTGTCAAGCGACATTCAAACGCAAATAGATAACAAAGCAGGAGCAGGGTTTGCTGTTGCTATGGCAATCGCTTTATAAGGAGAAAAACTAATGGCCCAAGATTTTAAACGAGCTTATGCATCTTCTATATCAAACTCATCTGGTTCGCCAACAACATTGGTTACAAGTAACTCTAATGATGCTTTGATTTCTATTAGATGTGTAAACAAAACAGGTTCAGCAGCTAACGCAACTGTTTTAATAGCAAGTGGGGGAACTGATTATAACGTCATTAAAGACGCACCAATTCCTAGTGGATCAAGTTTAGAATTAATCGACTCTGGTTCTAAAATTGTTATTCAAAATTCAGATGTTGTAAAAGCATATGCAGATACAGCAACAGCTATTGATGTTTTAGTTAGTTACGTTGACGCAATAAGCGCATAAGGAGAAACATGAGCTACCAGGGAAATATACCAGCTTCAAATTTTGAAAGTCCAAAAAAAGATAGATTTACAGGAATTTCAGGAACTACGTGTAGTCTTACTTATGCCGTAAGTAGTGTGGCAGACATAATTGTATGGGTAAATTCGGTTAAACAAGATTTTACAAATTATTCTGTTTCTGGCAATACTTTGACTTTAGGAGGAACTTTAGTTTCTGCTGATATAGTTGAGGTTACTTATGTTGGCAGAACTTTTCAATCTGTAAACCCAAGTGCTTCTTCAGTAGGAACAAATCAATTAGCTGATGATGCTGTAACTGCTGCTAAACTATCTTCAACAGCAGTTGATAACACTAATACTAATTCTACATTAATTACAGCACAAACAGAAAAATCTACTTTAGTT